CATACCAGCCGGATATGATGTATTAACAGGAGGTGCTGTATATTTGTCGGTAGTTACTGTGGCTCTATTTGTACATATTATAAATATATTATTATCAAGTTCCCAATCATTTGATGGATTAGTTAAATATTGAATTCTTCTCGTTTGTTCTATTGCATAACCAGAAGAGATATAATTGCATTTATTAGATAATAAACTACTAGCTAATTTAACAGGAATGCTATATGTTCTTTCCGAATTAAACTCATCTATACCATTAGAACCAGTAACATTTAAATTCCATTTTGAATATCCACAAGTAAATCCATTGAATATTTTATCTACTGCAACTGACCTTTTTAGATCACTTACATTAAAAGCATTAAATACGGTACTAGCATTATAAAAGTACTCTCTAGGTTCTACTCTAATATATTCCTTACCATCAATAAGCTCAAAATTCATACCCAAGAGATAAATTGAATCTAATGACTTATATAAGTCATTAAAGGATGTTATAATTGGAAAATTACTACCATTCTTATCTAACATCTTTCGGATATTCAATCCATTTGAAATTGCCATCCACGCCCCACATCCATCTTGATTGTATGTATGAGGTGAAGAATTTGTTCTTCCAAAAAAATCCGATCTAAAGCAATCCTGTACTCCAGTAATTGATTCGCAAATCTTCGCAAAAGCTTCGTATACCAAAAATGATTTACACGTTGATGGTGTATATGTGCTAGATAGATTAATTTCAATAAATGATGAACTATCGAAAATATACTCCAATACAAAATCAGAAACGCTTTCGGTGTCTGGGACTAAATCAGTATTAAGAATAGCGTAAAAAAATATCTTTTCATTATTAGTTGGAGTTCCAATATTAAAAGATCCTGAAATATCAAAAGTAAAATCTACCGATTGATAATTACCAAATCCATCAGGCCAACCCAACAAAACGTCTCCAGGCCCAACAGCCGAATATATGTGAATTTGGTTATCTGATCCGATATTACCATAAGCAGCATATATGTCAAAATTTGTAACATCGAATTCTCCAATTTGTCCATCAGGAGGCCTAAATCGTAATGTTCCTTTTAATTTATATTTAACGCTTGCACTTTTTAAAGTTTCTCCAGAATCTGGATTATATGTAAAAATAGCATCAGCTTCATTATTACATGTTGTGGATGTGCATTTTACAAACAATGTGCTAACTTCATTTAGCTGAGCTATTTCACTAATATCTATCTGTAATGGAAAATAGCATAAAATATCATTGTCATTAGCGAATTCATCGCTTATTATATGATTTAATGCCTGATTATCTACTAATACTCCTTGTTTTATAATTTCTTTTGAATGAAGTCCTAGGTCAAAAGGATTTATTACGGACATTGGAAACCCATCAATAGATGTACTGGAGTTTAAATTAACTTGTGTATCTAGCCTATTTAATGCTGTCCTATAAAACCCAGATCTGTCAATTTTAACAGTAACTTCATTATTAATAATTGAAATGACAGAGCAGTTAATGATCCCAGAAAAAAAAGATGTATAAGTTAATCCTAGATCACAACTATATTCTGATAAAAATTGCAAGCTACCATCAAATCCAAGTTCCTCAAATTTGTCAATAATCATTTGTGCGCCCGTTCCCCAGAACTTCAATTCGCTAGAAATAGACATATCCATTCCATAAAATTGCTGGCTCCTAAACTGATCAATTTCTAACGAGTCCCATCCTATTGGCTCATCTATTTCGACTCCATCCAAAGTAAATTTCCAAATCATCTTTTGCTCATTAAATGGTTATTCACTAGCTCAGTCCTGGATAATTCAGAACTCAAATAAGTTTTAAATCCTTTTTGATCCATTGTAACTTGAAGAACCTGTAGTTTATCAAGCTTTTTGCCTAATGATCGAATTTCTGATTTTAATCCTGAATTATCTGGTTGATTTGATGCTGGAATCATTTTGCCCATTCGATCATAATCCATTACAATTGAATTGATCAGTCCAGATGGTATTCTTTCATCAAACATTGCTTCGAATGCAGGTCTATACTTAGCCATTTTTTCAACTGGCATAATTCCTTCTCCTGGTCTTAACATAGCCATAATGGAGTCTCCTCCAGTGTCTACTCCTGGGACTGATTTTGTACCTTTATTGAATTTTGGAATAGGCTTAGCAAGAATTACTCCTGCTTGCAATGCTCCTGTGGCAACTGCTAGAGCCACCCCGGCAATACCTGGAATGTTAGGAGGAACAGGAGGGCCTAATGTGGCAATAGATTTTACTACTGCCTGAGCTGTGTTAATTGCTATATTAAATAATGCTTGTTCTTTATCAAGCTGAGCAGCTTTTCTTTTAAGCTCGTTTTCCTGCTTTATGTATTTTTGATTAATTACAGCTTGAGCTTGTTTATTATCGCCTACAGCCGCCAATTCTTTTTGCTGTTTATTTTGTAGGTCTGTTAAATCTTGAGCATTGACATCTTTCTGATGTTGGAATACATCATTTATAAGTGCTATTGCTAATTGCGATACCTCTTGATTTACTTGCTTCCATTTCTGGGCTGTTTCTTTATCAGATTGTTGTTTCTTTTTATTAGCGTCCTCATATTGCTTTACTCTTATATCAAGTATTTGCTTGTCGATTTCTGTTACGTCTTTACCATTCGCTATATAAAAATCACGTAATTCATTAAGACCGTTTATTTGAATTTGAACTAAGTCTTCCTGATACTGTTCAGCACTTACTTTTCCATTTATATAATATTCTTTCTCCTGGTTCTGAATATCAGTATATCCGTTCTTAATTGAGTCAGCTATAGTTTTAAAATTCTTCTCTCTATCCTCAGCTTCTTTTTTATCGGCTTCAGATTTAGCTTTATCAGCATCTAATCTTTGCTTAATCAATAAATCCTCAATCGCTTTATTAATATCCACCACATCCTTTCCGTTCTTTACTAGAAAAGCTCTTTCTCTTTTTAGTCCCTCAAGCTGAATATTAAATAGGCTATCCTGTAATTCCTTCTCACTAATTTCTCGATCTATATAGCGTTGCTTTTCAATATTTTCTTCTTCAACTACCTTTCTTTTAATGCCCGCAAGTTGTTTCTGTATAGAAGCTTCTATTAACGCATCTCTCCTGTTTTGTAATCGCTCTTGTAGATCTCCAGACTCTTGCTGTAGTTTAAATATTTTAGCAATCGCATCCGCTTCCTTCTTAGCATCGTCATCCATCAACTGGCCTTTTTGCTCTAAAGCCTCTCCAGTCTTAAGGATATTTTTTAATTCTTCTTCAGCTTGTTTCTGACTTAATTCAGTACCATCTCTTTTTAGTTGGTTTTCCTTTAATATTGCAATAGCCGTTCTTTCGGCAAGTTCCAATGAAGTCCTTAATAATGCTGTCTCTTTCTGGCTAGCTTCGTCAATTAACGAGATTCTTTCCTTCTCTGATAAAGTTCTATTTTTAGCCTGGATGATTAATTGGCTGATTTCTTTTTGACTCTTAGCTAATTGAATTGAAAAGGCTCTTTCTGCGTCACTAATAGCATCAAATTCTAAGGCTAATTCATACGCTTGCTTGGCTGCTTTACTAATTTCTTCGCCATAGGCAATTAGTTTATCAGTACCATCCGTAATACCTAATGTCATTTGAATCTGAGCGTCAGTAGCCTTCTTCATAGCTTCTGTAAACTTGCCTTCAAATAATAATCCTATGGCTTCACCCAGGACTAAGATAGATTTAAACCTATTTAAAACATTTTGAACAATTAGGTTTCCTAGATCTGCTAATGCCTCTTTAAAGTTTTCAACAGATGAAACAGCCTTAGATAGATAAGATCCAAAAGTAAGCACTGCGTCAACTAGCTTTGTAAATATTGCACCCAAAGCACCCATTGCACCCTGCAACTTAGTTGCACCTTCGTCAGTCTTAAAAAAATATGCCGATAAAGTAGTTAGTGCAATAACTAAGGCCCCAATTCCAGTTGCAGCAATAGCTGTTTTTAGTATTCCAAAAGAAGAACTTAACGCACCTACTCCAGAAGATGCTTTCTGTGCCGCTCCTGTCCATTCAGCTATCTCTTGTACAGCGAACGCTCCAGGTATTTGAGAAGATAAACCCTTAACCTTACCAATAAGACCGTCAAAAGCTTTGGATGACTCGCCAACTGCTTTTTGTGACTTATTAGACTCGTCTTGTAATGTCTTTCCTGTTTGTTTTGCTTGATTGTCTACCTCTTTTAGCTGGGTGACTAACTTTTGCTCTGACTGCGCTAGTTTTTGAAATCCCTGATCAACTTGTGATAGGTCTACTTCTCCAACTAAACGGATTTTTATGTTTTGGATGTCCTCTGACATGATGCAATACTGTTAGAGGTCGTATTCAGTATTGCCTTGTGGGCCTTATTTATTATCATCTTTGATAATTTTTGTTGCTTGATCAATATATTGGAAATAGTCATATATTGTCATTTTACATAATTGGTCGTAAGTAATACCTCCAATTCCTTTATTCGCAATTCTAAGGTTGAAACTAACTCTTTGTTCTTCGATTTTCCTGACAACCTCAACAAATGATCTTTTAGGATTTGGCAATCTCTTATTAGCTGGCCTTTTGTGTACTCCTTGATACCTATGTCCAATCCATTGAAAGAGGGCAGATAATCGTCGAACGGAATCTTCAAAAAAAAAGCCTCTATGTCATTTTCTTGCTTCCATTTTAGGATTTTTCTTTCATTGAATTCCCTATCGTAATAATATGGATTCTCATCAGGAGCAATAAAATAAACCGATGCCAGCTTATAAACTATTTCAACATTGGTTATATTATTCATTCGGTCTAAAGCATTGTGACATACTACTGCTGCCCTATCATTATAACCTTGGCGTAAATATTCTAATACTGTATTGTAAGATATTTTATGGTATTCTGCATCTGTCTTTTCTTCAAGCTCTACATAAATATCTAAAGCAGCCATAGCCCTCATATAAGGGATTTTTTGTTCGTTCACAAAACAGCGATACACAACTCCTCCACTTTCAAAGGCTTCGACTGTTTCATGTTCTGGCTTAATATGAAACTTAGTTGGATAGAATATTTTCTTAAGCCATTTAATCATATAGTTCTAAAAACAAAGAACGGTTTAATTACACCAGGAATAAAAATCAATTGAACAAACTGGACTTTGTTATCAATTTCATACTTATCAACCCATGCCCAGAATTTATCATCTTTTTGAATGTCATCAATAAAGATGTCTTTTAATTCGTTCGGTATTCCTATTCTAGTGTATGTTGTCATTTCTTTATCTTATTAATCACTTCAATCCAAAAGTAATTCATGCCCATACCTAAAAACAATCCTATTAAAGTTGGTATCGAATACTGGTTTAGGCTTGACACTACTAAATAAAGTACAATAAATATCCATGTTCCAAAGCAAAAAACGCATCCGCCTAAGATCTTCCATAGCCATTGGTATTTATTTTTATGAAAATAAGACCAGGCGTATAGAGTTTCGGTTGTTCTACCGCTAATCATTATTTCTTTATTAGGCAACCACAACCAATAGGTTATCCAGTTGTAATACCTCCTGAAGATCATTCCCTTCTCCATACACTTCACCAGAAAGGTCGATAATGCCGCTGTCATGAGGCTGAATAGTATTAAGCTGCATAAGCTCGTTAGATTCAGAATATCCACAAGCTCCACATGATTTTTTTCTACCATTATAAATTTCCTGTCTAGTTTTTAGATATGTTTCCATGTTTTTCCTTTTTTTATACTGTAAATTGTATCCTTACAAACATTAAACTTTTTTGCTATCATATATCCACTCAATCCATCTTTTAATAAAGCTTTAATATTTTCTACTTGATTGGATTTTAATTTAGCAGAATGTATCTTTTCGCCTTTAGCATTTAGACCATTAACAACGGAGTGTCTTTTGTTTTCTAAGTCTGTAACCCACTCCAAATTATCTATTCTGTTATTTGCCTTATTTCCGTCTTTATGATTTACATAAAACTTATTATCTGGATTTGGAATGAACACCTCTGATATTAATCTATGAACTAAAAACGATTTCTTTTTTCCATCGTCTGTATTTAAAGTTACTCTCAAATATCCCTTTTCAACTTCCTGTAAATTCATATATGTTTTCATATACTTACTCTTAATATTTCCATAATTAGAAATAAGGTATTTTGAAAAATTAGGCAATTCTCTATATTCTTCTATCATATCAATATTGTCCTACTGTGCCTTCTAAATAAGTTGGATCTAAAGTAAATGTGTCCATAACTGGAGTTATGTTCATTACCTCAAATCCCAAAGCATCATAATCAATAGATGATATAGTCCACTTTTTCTCTGAGTTGTTATTATCTAATAAGGTTAATTTAAACTGTCCTGCATACTCGTTTAATAACCCCGTTGGAAGATCTGCCGTAAGTGGATTTAAAGGATCTGAATTATCATCCTGCAATTGAACAGTTATCTTTCCTTGATCGTCTGCCGTCTTACTCACATAGTAAACTTTATTAAACTTATCCGTAATTCTTAAAGTCAGTGATGCAGAAACAATTGGTGTTTTTATTACCAACTGTTTCAAGCATGCTGGGACAGAATCACAGAGAATATAAATAGTTTTACAGCAAGTCATTTTTAGGTAATGTTAATTTCACATTGAATTTTTTTAGTGCCATTCTAGCTACCTGCCTAACACTCTTTCCTGCCTGAGTCATTTTAAATATCTCGGCTCTTAGTGCTTTTCGCTTTGCCTCGCTTAATTCTTCTAAAGCCATAAGTTCCAGATGAATTTAATGTATTGAACTATCCAAAAAGCTAAAGAGACTAAAATTCCAATAAGTACAGCAACTGTTATTAGCCCCAAAACTACTTGAAATCCAACCTTTATTCGTTTAAACATATTCTTATAACCGTATAAGCAAATATATTAAATTTCAGGTTCATTTGAAACAATATTTAAATGTTTTAATTTATCCTGATGCTCTGCATTAAAGTGATACCTTAGACAGTCTAAATGGTGGGTTAATTTCTCATCTGTCTTAATGATTTCGAACTTGTTGTTCTTCTTTTGTACTTTAACTTTCTTAATGTCATTAACCAAACCCTCGCAACTTGAATCTATCTCAATATTTAGATTCTTAAATAGGTAGTTAGAGAGCAAGTAACTGTTTAAATGTGATGGATTAACTGAAGGTACGTTGAATTGCTCCCAAATGAATCTCCTTTTTTCTTTAATTATTTCATAGGCCGATCTATTCCCTTTTGTTAAAGCACTCCCTGAAGATCCAGAAGCGTCTCCGTTTACCACAGTAAGAAACCCTGGGAAATCCAATACTATCTGCTCCTGGAGTGTCTCTAGGTCGAATAAATCTGCATGGTATTCCTTTAAAACTCTTATTGTTTTATGGTCTGGATTCTGAATAATCAATACAGTGTTGGCAATGTTAAAATCGTAGCACTCAAAAAGATCAAGTCCTTTAATTGGAGTTAATCCAGGTTTAACATTAACATTATAATCAAAGTATTGAATAAAATTCTTGCCATCGAAATTAACATATTCCGCACCGTACTCCTGATTAAAAACATCTTCTGGAAACTCAGCTTTGATTTCCTCAATCTCATCTTTGGATATATAAGGGTTTGACCAGGTAGGATAGTGAAAAGATGCCCAATTATCTCTTTTTTGTGACCGTTCATCTAATTCTTTAAAATCGTTGTCTCCGTTTGGTGTGGATAGAAAGTATGCATCGCCTCTAAAATCAGTTAAGAATGCCCTTAATACCTTATTCCAAACATCTTTTAAAACCTTAACATAGGCTGCCTCATCAACTATAACTCTTTTGTACTTTCGGCCCCTTGGAGCGTTTCCATCCTGTAATGACCAGAAATCTATCTGACCACCTCCGAGTATTTTAATGTATTTTAATTGCGAGTTCTTTTTAACTATGATTGGCTCAAGGATATTAACCACCTCATTCCATACCTCTTCTAATGTTTTGTATTGAGGCGTAAAATATGCAGATGGGAAGCCTTCTAAAGCAGTTTCAACAAGTAGGTCGGTAGCTATAACGGTTTTACCAAACCGCCTTCCACAACGAACTGTATTGAATCTTTTCCTTTTATTTAATATTTCTTGCTGCTTCTGGTGTAATTCAGGAAGCTGTATCTGAATCGTTGGCACGTTTTACCCTTACAACCTCGATTTTGATAGGGTCTTTATCAGTGTTCCCGTCAGGCTTTTCTTTCCATTGTTCGGGCCGTCTATTTTTAAGCCAAAATATCATTGAAGTTGCGTCAGGGGGATAGTATTTAGTTGTAGGAATAATCTGTACTCTGCCTTTTACAACCACTATTTTGTCTTCTGGGTGCGAATATCCCTTTGCTCTTTCATAAAGTGACTTTTCGATTATCTCGTCAGCCTCTTCTTTCCAGGACTTTAGGGACTCAAAAAATTGGGGATGCTCTTTCTTATAATTATTAAAAGATTGTTCTGTGACTCCAAAAAATGAAGCCATTTCGGCATCAGTAAATCCCTTTTTTGCTAAGATTTCTAATTGCCTTAAATCTATTTGATTAAACTTACTAGGTCGTCCTGCTCCCATATTGTCAACTGAAGCAAATTACAAAATAATTAGATTAAAACCTAATAAATAGGTGTTATAAGCTCAAAACCTAATACCCATGCCCTATTAGCCAATAACCTAGCTTTTATCGAAAGCTGGAATAGTTTGCAAGAATATCTTATTCAAGAAGTAAACGAAGGTAAAACAGAATTTAGAATCTCATTCCATGGCAAAGAAAATTTTATTATTCATCCCTTGAATAAAGACGGCAAAACGATTGATTTAAAAATTATCAATTGAATCTAAATTAGTTAAAGCAGTAATAATTAAAGTAAATAAATAGAGTATGGAAAAAGAAAAACTTGAAGAGCTTATTACCCAATTAGAAAAGGAAATGCCATCTTTAATTGATATAGATTCAGACCTTATGGATAATGCAGAAAGGATTAATCTTTATCTCGCTTTAAAGAAATATTTAGAAAGATATTATTGGTAATTTAGTGGACAACTCCCCTATGAAATACTAGGTTAAATAGTTAATAATTAGTAAATTAAAGGTATGAAAGTAATATAAAATGACTGTATTAGATTTGATAATAAAACTTCAA